CTAAGAAGGTGGTTAAAGCAGCACGCAAATCACCTAAGAACATGATTATCTATGGTCCACCGAAGATCGGTAAGACCACAGCTTTGTCCCAGCTTGAGAACTGTCTCATCATTGACCTGGAGGACGGGTCAGATATGGTGGACGCACTCAAGATCAAAGTCAACTCCCTCGCTGAGTTGGCTCAGGTCGGGAAAGCTATTATTAGCGAGGGAAAGCCGTACAAGTATATTGCCATCGACACTATTACCCAACTGGAAGTGTGGTGTGAGCAGGATGCAAAGCAAATGTATCAAGCCACACCCATGGGTAAGAACTTCGACAAGGACAATAAAGGTTTGTCTGTACTCACACTGCCCAATGGTGCAGGCTACAACTACTTGCGACAGTCTTTCCAAAAATGGTTCCGTAACCTCAACAAGCTGGCTGATCACGTCATCTTCGTTGGTCACTTGAAAGACAAGTACCTCACGAAGAACGGGAAAGAAGTCAAGGCTAATGACCTGTCCTTGACTGGTAAGCTCCGTGAGATTGCATGTGCAAACTCTGACGCTATCGGCTATGTGTACAGGGGTGAGGGAGCCACAAAGATATCGTTCGATTCTACGAACGACGACACGGCAGGTTCACGCTGTGAGCATCTACGAGGACTTGATGCTGAGCTGGACTGGACGAAAATTTTCATCGATTAAACACAACAACATGTCTTTTGACGCAAGAGTAGAAGCTACCCCAGAAGTAGTGCAAGAAGAAACACCACAGGTGTTGACTATCTCTCAGCTCATCAGCCACATCAAGGATGATGGCATGAGCCGTGATGATATTCGTAAGAAGTACGGTATGACTATCGCTGAGGCGAAGGAGATTTTCTCTCACCCAAAGCTGAAGGGTATCCGTATCAAGAGACAACGAGTGATGCGCATTCAACTCGTTGATGACACCGCCTCACAGCAAATGACATTGCAGCAAGGCATTGCGCAAGCAGATCCACACGAAGACAACCAAGACGAAATCAAAGACTAATGGCTATTGCATCTAATGATTCCAGCGTAGAAGTTGGAGGTGGGGGTATACCCCTGTACTGTGGCGTTGCTACAGTAAACGTTATCGCTGTAAACCCCACACTCGGTGAGCTGCACTCACTTGGCATCAATGTCAAGAGCGAGCAGAACTACACTGGTATTCTGATGGGGGAACGAGTACTCAACAAGCTGACCTTCTGGGTTCGCAACGCTGAGCATGAGTTCACTACACGCTTTGACATACTTGTTCAACCTGAAGAACGTCCTGAGTCTCGCACTGGTAAGTACCAGTGGATCAACAAGTTTGGTCAGACAGCATGGGGCACAGAGAACCCATCTACTCAGTATGAGTGGTTCAAGAACGAGGGTGTCCGTCGCTCCTATGTGGGTGAGGAGATGCTCATAGATTTCATGCGTGCATGGGCTAACGTCGGTCGTGATGGTGAGTGTGCCATCGATGACATCGCAGCTGTGACTAGCGGTGATGTGACTGAGCTCAAGCAGTATGTAAGCTCTCTCAAGGAGAACCGCTTGCGTCTCTTGATGGGTGTCAAGGATGACAAGTATCAGACTGTATACACCAAGCACTTTGGTCGTGAGAAGCCACGTCGTGATGACTTGTTTATCAAGGCACTCAACGAGGACTATGGTGACTTCCGTGCAGAGTATGATCCTAACGATCTGACTCTCAAGAAGTGGGAACCTGGTGTTGTTCAGCCTAACGATACTGCAGCATCGACTGAGTCTGCTGAAGCTGATGTAGCTGCTGACTGGATATAAGATAAGGGGCCAGGCTGTATCTTTATAGTCTGGCCCTAACTTATCATGATCGAAGCACGCAAGAGTGACGTATACCTAAGTAGAGATAACGTACTTGAAAAAGTCTCTGAGTATCAGATATTTAAGTACTTTTGTAGAAACTTCAAAGAGATAGGTGTAAAGTTTCGTAGTGATCTTCGAGACGACAAGTCCCCCACAGTTGACATCTCCCTTATTGGGCAGAGGTTATTGTACAAGGACTTCGGTCACCCAGATCATACGTTCGATTGCTTTGCATATGTCGGTTACAAATACAATTTAGATTTCTATGGAACACTTATACACATTGATGGCTGTTTTGGGTTGGGTCTCTATACTGGTGTACGTGTTGGGCGGCCTGTACGAAAGGTGGAGCCACAAGTACGAGCAAAAACAAAAGCAGAAATCCGAGTCAGAGTAAGGGACTGGGACAGCAGAGATGCGGCCTACTGGAAACAGTTTGGTATCAGTAAAAAATTATTACGTATCTTTGATGTTCAACCCATTACACATGTCTGGATTAATGAACAACGTTTTTCGTGCAATAGTATCAGCTATCGTTACCGCTTTGACTGCGGTTATAAGATTTACCGTCCGCTTGAAGGAGATTTTAAATGGTTTTCTAACGTGGGGATGGAATGTCTTCAAGGCTATCGGCAGCTACCTGAACGTGGTGAGACTTTGGTTCTCACAAGTTCCCTCAAGGATGTCATGTGTCTGGCGGTGCTTGACTACCCATCCATTGCTTTACAATCAGAGATGCTTGTGCCAAGTGAAGGCACCATCGAAGAAGCGCAAGCGCGTTTCAAAAAAGTAATCGTCCTCTACGACAACGACTTTGACAATCCTCGTAACCCTGGCCAGACAATGGCCGTTAAGATCTGCGAGAAGTACGGACTTGACAATCTTGTCATACCTTCGTATTATAGGTCCAAGGATATCTCGGATCTAATAAAGGATCACGGGTTACAAGAAGCAAAAAATGTCATCGAGAGGAAAGAGAACAGGCGCACGTACATCAAGAAAGAAAGTACGGAACGCCAAGAGTAAAGAAGTAGACGGTATCAAGTTTAGGTCTCAGCTAGAGGCCCACTGCTACAGGCAACTTAGAGATGCTGGTATCAAGTCAGACTATGAGAAGAAGAAGTATGTTCTCATGGAAGGCTTTCACTACAGCAACGAGTCCTATGAGGACAATGGTAAGACAGGATTCCAGGACAAACAGAAATACAAAGTCCGGGATATTACTTACACTCCTGACTTCGTCGACCCACAAGGTCGATGGGTGATAGAGTGTAAAGGCTATGCGAATGAACGCTTCCCACTCAAGTGGAAGATGTTCAAGAAACTGCTGATGGAACAGGATGATCCTCCTGTACTCTTCGTTCCGAGGAACCAGAAGCAGAACATCGAAACAGTAAACAAAATTCTAGAACTGATAGCCCCTACTAAATAGGGGCTATTTTATTATGAGCATCAAGACAATTGGTAAGGCAGTGCAGAGTAGCTCGGCTGGCTTACAGAAGCGGATCAACAAGTCCGCTGAGAAACTTGTCTTTGACGTTCTTCAATCCTCACAATACTCTACACCGATACCTTCAACCGTACGTGAGCTGGTGACCAACGCCTGCGATTCACAACGTGAGAAAGAGATTGCGTTGGAGATATTGTCTGGCAAGAAGAAGGTCGAAGACTACTACATCACCAGAGATGATGATGAATATGTTGACTCTAACTTCACACCAGAGTACTATGATCCTGAGTATCTTTGCGCCGATAACAACAGAGTTATCGTTAGATACAAAGAGAATGACGGTACTGGCTTTTGTGATGTTTTTAGCGTTACTGACTACGGCGTGGGTATCGGCGAGTCTAGACTCGAAGGATACCTCGAACTGGGATTCTCAACTAAGAGAAACACAGCGGAGAACTTCGGAGCGTTCGGGCTCGGAGCCAAAGTCCCGCTCTCGACGGGCGTCGACTTCTACACTGTAGAGACAGCACACAACGGGAAGCTGTTCAAGATGAACTGCTATGCCTACAAAACAGACTTCCTAATTGGGAAGTTCACTGCTGCAGGTCATATCACACTGAGTGATGGGACCAAGGTTAACTACATAAATACAAGCGAACCCAACTTCACTAAGATATCCTTCGGTGTCAAGCGGCACAACCGCCAGAAGTTTATCGATGCAGTGCAGGATCAACTGAACTACATCGACAACGTTGACATGAAGTATGTCTATGAAGATGGACATGAGATGGATAAGAGTGTTCGGAGTGAAGTCCTCTACAACTCCGACAACTTGATCATCTCTGACACTTGGGCTTGGAGAAGGCCTCACATTGTCATGGTTAAATCCCAAGGAGCCACTACGGGTATTAACTATGGGTATGTGGACTTCAAAGAGCTTGAGATGGAGCAGCTATGGGGTGCAGTGGCAATCAAATGCCCAGCACGTCAGGCTTATCTAAATGATGAGGGTAACGAGGTCGTCATTCAGGATGGCGTCGAAGTTACTCCATCGCGTGAGAAAGTAATATGGAATGAGCACACTAAGAAATACATTCAAGGCGCTATTGAGAGGGCAGCTCAAGACGCAGCGAATGTGATTAGTGAGCAGTTAGACGAAGATGATTTTCTTACCTGGGTTAAGAAGTGCAGTGAGGTGATCTACAAGAACACCGGTAACGACAGTGTACTTCGACAGCTGGGTGAGATGGTAGACAAAGAGAATATCAAACCTAAGTACAGCGACACTGGTATAACCTTTGCCTCTCCTGGAGGCATCCTGAAAGGTTACAAGGTTCGCAACGTAAGCAGGATTTACAGTAAAGGAAACTATGAATTACGAAGAGAAGAAGTAGGATGGGGCCAAGTCAATTGGGACAACCTGTACTTCGTCCAAGGTAACCCTTCGGCCAATAAGGACCTGTACCTTTTGCAGGAGGGAACCCTTACTCTCATTACAGAACATCACCCAACGAATACTTACAACGATCCTAAAGTACAAGCGAAGATTGACTCCATCAATCTCTCTCGAGTTGCTAACTGGGAGTTGTTTAAGGATTCGCCGCTGGTGAAGTTCAACTATGACGAGATAGAAGTACCGGCCGATTTCAACAAGGTTCTAGAAAAGCAGGAAGAAGTTGAAGGTCTGAAGAACAGATACCGCTTCATGACACCAGAGGAAAGACGTAATGTAGCTAACGAGGTAGTACTCTACACGCTACGACGTCCGTACGCTGGTGATAAGAAGTGGTGTAACGATATTTCAGATTGGACATGGGACAAAGTGGAAGCACCACTGCAGTTGATTCAGAACACTGACATAGAAACGTACTATGGTACCAGTGAAGACGAGTCTATGCTGCAGCTGGCTGCTACTATCTGCGCCCCCACAGTTCCTAGCTGGCAAGATGTGTATCCTA